GGTGAGTGCGGCTGGTACCCCGCGACTACAACTCACCCCAAAACGTCGGTCATCCACTCCGGGTTCCGCCCGTGGGATTACCGGCCTGCGTCGTGATCTCAGCATCCCGACACAGCGAAGCGGATTGAACATCCCCCGATGATTGACACCAACACCGAATCGGCCCGGCCCTCTGCTGCGGCTCGATATACGGAGTTGGCTACATCCCGCCAGCCGTTTCTGGATCGGGCTAGGGCTTGTGCTAAACTCACGATCCCTAGCCTGATTCCTGCCCACGACGGCACCTATTCCGGCGAACTCTACCAGCCATACCAGAGCCTCGGAGCGAACGGCGTCAACAACTTGGCGTCGAAGCTGACGATGGCGATGCTGCCCACCGCCGCCACCTTCTTCCGACTGAAACTAGAACCCAAGCTCGAGCGAAAGCTCGCGGCCAAGGACAAAGAGCGAGTCGAGAAGGCACTGTCCGTGGTCGAGCAGAAGATCATGGCTGAAGTGGATCGCCGCCAACTCCGGCCTTACGCCAACGAGACGTTCAAACACCTCATCGTAGGCGGTAACGTCTTGCAGTACCTGCCCAAGAGGGGCGGGTGCCGAATCTTCCCCATCACGCAGTTTGTAATCTGTCGAGATTGGGAAGGCACACTCCTAGAAATCGTAATCAAAGAACGAGTCAGTCCCAACACCCTGCCCAAGTCGGTGCGAGAAGTTGCAAAACAGATCGCTGGCCGAACCGCGTCCGACGACAAGAACGTGGATGTTTACACTTGGGCCCGGAAGGTTGAGGATAAGTGGGAAGTCCACCAAGAAGTTGGTGAGGACACCGTCATCCCCGGCTCGTCAGGCACATTTACCGACGAGACCTTCCCGTTCATCGCCTTACGCTGGACCCGCATTGACGGCGAAGCCTATGGCCGTGGACTGTGCGAAGAGTACTTCGGCGATCTCTCCTCAATGGAGACTCTGTCGAAGGTCCTGCTCGAAGGTGCTGCTGCTGCGGCCCGCGTGCTGTATCTCGTACAGCCGGGCGGCAACACTGATCCCGAAGATATCGAGAAGGCCCCGAACCTTGCTGTCCGAATGGGCCACAAGGACGAAGTCACTGTTCTCGGCTTGGAGAAATTTGCCGACTTCGGCATTGCCAAGCAAACCCTCGACGAAATCACCAAGCGGCTACAGTACGCCTTCCTGCTTTTCACTGCGGTACAGCGAGATGCTGAACGTGTGACGGCAGAAGAGGTGCGTCGAGTCGCATCCGAAATTGAAACCGCTCTCGGCGGCGTCTACTCCGTCCTCGCGATGGAGTACCAGCTTCCGTTGGTGCGGCTGGTTCAGTCGGCCATGGAGTCCAAGAAGGACCTGCCGAAGCTGGACCGCCAAGCCGTCTACCCCACCGTGGTAACAGGCTTCGACGCCCTCGGTCGGTCACAGGAAGCGACACGTTTGATCGGCTTCTTGCAGACGGCCTACCAGAACCTCGGGGAACAGGTGGTCCAATTCATCAACCCCACGAGCGTCCTCAACCGCCTCGCCGCTTCGTTCGGCATTGACGATGAGAACCTCGTCCTCACCCAAGACCAAGTGAACGCCAACCGCCAGCAGTCCCAAGTGGCTGAACTCGCAAGTAAGGCGGCTCCGGCTGTGGTGAAGGCTGTCTCCGACAACAACCTCGCAAACAAGGAAATCCAGAAACAAGCATGAGTGTAGTTACCTCAGCAAGCTCGGGTCCGATGCCGATCCCAACGCAGGCACCGGCTCCGGCCCCCGCAGGGAATCTCCCCGTCACCGATGGGAAGATTCTCGGCAAGTTCAACACCGTCGATGATCTCGGGAATGCCTACCGGGAATTGGAGAAGAAACTTGGAACAGAAAACCCGGTTGCTCCCGTGGCAACAGAGACTGCTCCAAGCACTCCGGCAGAACCAACCGCTCCGGCTACTCCCGCCGAGACGCCCGCCGCTCCTTCCACCGACCCCTTTGCTTCTTACTCCGCTGAGTTCGCCAAGGAAGGAAAGCTCTCTGACGAATCATACAAGACTCTTGCAGAAAAGCACGGCCTCAGTCGTCAGTCGGTTGATCTCTACATCGAAGGAGTGAGGGCTCGTGCCTCACAGTTCGAAACCGCCATCCTCGCGGAAGTTGGTGGGCAGGAGAAGTTTGACGCCGTCCGTAACTGGGCAGCGGAGAATCTCCCGGACGCTGACATTCAGGCATTCAACTCTGCCGTGGCAAACACTACCAACCCGGCTGCAGCCAAGCTCGCTGTCGCGGGACTTGTGCAGCGGTTCAATGCCGCTCACCCCGCAGAACCCAATCTCAACTTCTCTGGCCAATCACAGCCGACCGTGTCCGGTTACAAGTCGCAAGCTGAATGGCTCCGCGATCTGAACGACGCACGCTACTCTGCCGGTGACTTGGCGTTCCACCAATCCGTGGACGCGAAGCTCGCTGCATCGCCTTGGCCACTCCCCACATGAAGTACATCACCATCATGCTTTCGCTGGTCCTACTCGTAGGGTGCCAGCAGAAGCCGGTGCCGGATGCTTCGGGGGCTCTCTCCGCAACGGTAACGTCTGCGGCTGAGTCCAACCGCAGCACTCTGGCTCATATCAACACGGCGAGAACCGCCCTCAACAGTAAGAACTTTCCTGCGGCAACGCAGGCTGTTGACAACGCGGGCAAGTCGGCGGACGTAACCGCCAAGACTCTTGGCAATGCTTCGGACCTCGCGGAGCAGAACCAAAAGGGAGTCGCTGAACTCAATCGCCGAAATGCGAAATTGCAGGATCAGAACGACGACTTCTTCTCGGTTCAGCAGAAGCGAATTCTGTGGGCCCTCGGCATCGCATCGATTGTGATGCTGGCGGCTGGCCTATTCTTCCGTGGCCGATTCAGCTTCCTCTCGAAGCTGTTCTTTTGGAGAAAGACGTAATGCTATACCAACTCGGACAAATCAATGCTGGCGGCACAACCTTCAGTGGAGTGGACGCCACCGTATCGCATACGGGCGAGGGGTTTGCATTCTTCTCCATCGTCACGAACCCCATCACTTCCGGGAACGCCCAAGTCCTAGGCCGATTCGTTTCGACGGACGGCTGGACTACCTTAGCCACACTGACGGCTAGTACGCAGTGGGTTAAAGTCCCGCTGATGCCGCAGATGACGGCCTATGGCGGCAACCCGGACCAGCCCATGAAGATTCAAGTCAAAGTTCTTCGTACCGACAAATAACCCCCTCTGGTCCTTCGGGATCAGAGTGCGTGAATCGTCCAACGTAGTAGGACACCAGCCGGAGTGCTGGAAATGCGGGTGCAACTCCTGCTTCACGCTTTCGACTGCGGCCCGAACTTCTCATCTGCGGATGAGGAGCATGATTGGTGCAATGCCAATCCGGACAACCAACGTCAACCGATGCAGCATCGGCTTTGCTGCAAGTTCCTACCTGTTTGTCTCTGATCTGTCTCACCTCACATGGCTGATTTTACTGTCAATCGCCCCGGCCAAAAGCAGGGCGGTGCTGATGATCCGCGTGAACTCTTCCTTCGAAAGTTCAGCGGTGAAGTCCTTCAATCTTACCTCAAGGCAATCGTTGTTGCCCCGCTGGTTCGTAATCGTTCCATCTCGGGCGGCAAGTCTGCCACCTTCCCGATCATCGGTCTGAGTTCTGCGGCCCGCCATGCGGCTGGTGCCGAAATGCTCGGTAACGCGATCTCGCACAGCGAGCGGGAAATCTTCGTCGATGCTCCGCTGGTCTCGCACGTCTCGATTTACAAGTTCGACGAACTTATGAATCACTTCGATATCCGTGCTGACTATGCCCGCAAGCTCGGGCAGGCAATCGCGGAAGTCGATGACAAGCTCCGTATCCGTTCTCTGTTGCTCGCGGCTCGTGCCTCGGCGACCCTCACCGATTACTCGGGTGGCTCGCAGATTTCCACGGCGGCAATGGACACCGATCCGGACGTGCTGCTCGATGGCGTGGCCTCGGCTGCACAGAAGCTGGATGAAAAGAACATCCCCAAGGGCGACCGTTCGTGTCTGCTCAAGCCTGCTCAGTGGTACCTGCTCACCAAGGATGGTCGAGCCTTCCACCGAGACTACGGCAATGATGGCAATGGCTCACAGGCCAGTGGCATGATTGGCCAGTGGCAGGGCATCCGCTTCTTCACCACGAACAACTACCCCACCGACAACTACGCCGGTGTAACGGGCGAAGTCAACAGCTACGTCGTGGACGCCACGAAGTCTGTTGCGGTCGTGTTCAACCGCCAAGCGGTCGGCACGGTGACGCTCGCGGGCATGAATGTGGAATCGGAATACTCCGTCCGCCACCAAGCTACGATCCTCGTGGCTTCGATGGCTAACGGCACGGGTATTCTCGAGCCGCAATGCTCGGTCGAACTCATCAAGCCGTAAACCTGAACCCACAAGGGATCACTCATCAAAAATGGGTGGTCCCTTTTTTTCCTTATGGCATACCATCTAGAAGTAACTGCCGGGGATGAAGCGGACTTGCGATCCAAGATCGCTACCGCTGCGTCCTCTGGACAGACCGTGCTGGTTCCCGCTGGCACCTACAACCTCACCGCCCCGATCTCGGTGGTCAACCAAGCCGGTCTGCACATCCTAGGTGCGGGCCCCGGTGGACCCGGAGCATACGGCGGCGGCAAGACCGTCATTCAGCCCGCCCCCGGCTCCCTCGCTGCGTTCGTAAACCTACCGGTCATTGAACTCCGTGGGGTCCACAGTGCGAAGCTGGAAAAGCTCCGCATCAACAATGGCTCCCAAGCCAGTACTACTGGTGTCATCATCAACAGCACGGGTGGGTGGGCCTCTTCCAACATCTGTTTTGATAACGTCTACTTCGAGTGTACTAACGGCACCGGGGTATCCACCAACAACAACGGAGTCAACCTCACCAACTCCGAGATCGTGTTCTATCGCTGTACCTTCAAGGACAGTAACATCGGACTGACGATCAACAACGGCCAAGCCCTCAACTACTACCTCAACCAGTGCCACTTCGATCAACTGGTATTCGGGGTACGAGTGATTGCGGGCGGCTGTGTCGCAATCAACGGCGGGGCCACCAACTCGGTGGACACGCTGCTGTATCTCGATCCCACCGCTGGCGGTAACAACGGCGGGCTGTTCACCATCCGGGACGTTCGCCTCGAATACTCTGGCAAAATCTACCGTTACGGCAATTGGGTCGTCACCGGCCTCATGCCGGACGGCTCAGCCTGCGTCATCCGAATGGATGGCTGTGTGGAAGCGGGTACCTCAATCGACGGCGGAAAGCCGCTGAATGACGGGGCTCCCGCGATGTTTAACCTCAACGGTGATATCCGTGCTTTCGTCACCGCTCACCTACACCGGGATCGTCCCTACGTGAAGCTGGAAGGCAACGCCCGCTACTACGACGACGGCTCAACGTGGTGGAATACCCCCGCCACGCTGGACTCCTACACAGGCGATTACAAACGCATCGCGGTGAAGCATCCGTTTGGCGGCTTCTCCAACCCGCTCAATGAGTTCACGGTACTCTCTCGCGGGACCAACCTTCAGGATTTCAAAGCAATAACATGAGCCAACGACTCTCACTACTAGAGGCTGTGAACCAGCTTCTGTCTTGCATCGGCGAGGCCCCCGTCTCGTCGCTGGAAGATGATAAGACTGCGGACGTGTCGGCGGCTGTGGAGAAGATCAACTTCGTCTCCCGTGACGTACAGGCTCGAGGCTTCGACTGGAACACGGACTACGACTACGTACTGGCCGTTCAGGAAGGCGACAAGGTCGCGGTCCCGGACGATGCCCTACTGATCGAGTTCCCCCGGCGATTCAACGAGCCCGATCCCGTACAGCGGGGGCGATTCTTTTGGGATCGCAAGGACAAGACCTTCGAGTTCGCGGACGCACTGACTGCTACCCGCATCGTGTGGCTGCTCGACTTCGAAGAACTCCCCCAACCCGCCGCCAGCTACGTGCTGGCCCGAGCCAAGCGGGAGTACATCTCCGAGCGGCTGGACGCTTCTCAAGTTCCCCCTGATGTTTATCAGCAGGAGCAACGGAAGTGGACGGAACTCCTCAACCACCAACTCCGGAATAACGATACACGAGCTTCCTACCAAGCTGACGTGTACTCCATCATCTCCCGAACCTTCAATCACTAATGCTTGTCAATAGCTCTATCCCTAGCCTACACAACGGCGTCTCACAGCAAGCGGAAACGCTTCGCCTGCCTTCACAGGCCGAAGTCCAAATCAACGCGGTGTCCTCGCTCGCGGACGGAGTTGGCAAGCGGCCCCCGACTCAACACGTAGCCAAGCTCTCTGGTCCTCTGGACCGAGACGATGAGTCCCAATTCTGGTCCAAGATTCACTGGATCAATCGGGACGACGAGGAGCAGTACGTCTGCATCTTCGAGCAGGGCCGTGTTAAAGTATTCGGCATCGACGGTGCGGAGTACCCGGTGGTCTCGACCTCATACGAGTTCGACTACATCGAAGTGGAAAACCCCCACCGCGATCTGGAAGTCCTTACGCTGGCCGATACCACGTTCATCGTCAACAAGACGAAGAACCCGACGATGCTCATGGAGCCGGAGTATTACGCTCCGCTCTCCCGCAAGGGGGCTCTGTTCACCGTGAAGGCGGCGAACTACGGCACCACCTACAACCTACAAGTCAACGGCCTCTCCTTCGGCTACATCACGCCGAACACACTTCCCCCGGACCTTGACCCCAAGGATAACCCCGTCACCACGGTTGCGATTGCGAAGGCACTGTATCGCAAGCTCCGCAGCAACCTAGTCCCCACCGGCTTTACGGTGCGGTACCGTGATGGCGATAGCTGCATCTACATCCAGCGGCCTGACAAGGCCAAGTTCACCATCGAAGCCACGGACTCCCGAGGCAATCAGGACGTCTCCGTGCTGATCGATCAGGTGACGCGGTTTGACGAACTCCCACTGGTAGCCCCACAGGACCTCATCGTAAAGGTCATGGGCAACCCCGAGGCACAGACTGACGATTACTACGTAAAGTTCATCGCGGACAACGGCGATCTCGGCCCCGGCCTGTGGGAAGAATGCCCCGAGCCGGGCCTACCGCAGTATCTCGATGCCCGGACGATGCCGCATACGTTGAACCGGAAGCAGGACGATAGCAGTGGACGCATCACCGGCACAGCCGGGGGCATCTACTTCGAGTTGTCCAAGGCCGACTGGCGTACACGCGACGTCGGTGATGACGAGACCAACCCTGTCCCGTCCTTCGCTACCGGCGAACGCCCGATCAGCAACATCTTCCTCTTCCGCAATCGCCTCGGCTTCCTCTCCGGCTCGAACGTCATCATGTCCCGCTCAGGGGACTTCTTTGACTTCTTCCGGCAGACGGCACTTGAACTCCGGGACGACGATCCCATCGACGTCTCGTCGGCCACACCGAAGATTCTGAATCTCCGGTACGCCGTTCCGTTCAACGAAGTGCTGCTGCTGTTTGCTGAATCGACGCAGGCGATCCTTCGTGGTGGGGAACTCCTCACCCCGAAAACCGTGTCGATTGCGGCAACCACGGAGATCGAGTCCGAGCCTCTCTGTGCCCCTATCAACATCGAGAACATGGTGTTCTTCCCGTTCCGCCACGGCCAGTACGCAGGCGTGCGGGAATACTTCGTCGAGGGCGATGGAAGCTCCAACGACAGTAACGAACTTACCGATCACGTCCCCAACTTCATCGCCGACTACATCTACCGGCTGATCGGTAACGCATCTCAGTCGTCCCTGCTGGCTCTATCCGCAGGCGATAGGCAGAATGTGTTCCTCTATCAGTACAAGTGGAACGGTACAGAGAAAACCCAATCCGCTTGGTCCAAGTGGGACCTTGGGGAAGGGTCGCTGGTTCGCGGCGTAGAGTTCTACGGCACCTCGGTCTACTTCGTAATCAGCCGAGGCTGTGGCACCTACCTCGAACGCATGGATTGGGGCCGGGATAGCGATCCCGATGCTACCTATGTCACCCACCTAGATCGTCGGCTCGATGATAAGCAACTGCTGAAGATCGAGTACGACGCCAACGAAGATACCACCACCTACACTCTGCCGTTCAAACCGGACATTGAACCGATGGTGGCTTCCCGCGTAAGCACAACCGATTCCTCGTGGGCCCCGGCTGTGGTGTTCCCCGTCATCGCGACGGAAGGATGCCCCGAGCCTGAGCCGCCTGTTGATCCCCCGGTGGACCCGCCGCCCGATCCCGAACCGGAACAGGCTGTGGTGACTATCACCGCACCCGATCCAGAAGCGTCAGAGGATGGCACCGATCTCGGCATGTTTGTCGTCACCCGCACGGGCTCGACCAACGAACCGCTGACGGTCAACCTCAACATCACGGGCACGGCAACGATTACCACGGACTATACGCTAACGTCCACGGACTCGTTGACCATCTCCTTCCCGACTGCCGTGTTGATTATCCCGGCAGGCGAGGCATCGTCCTCAATCGTCGTCACCGGCGTACCGGATACCGATCTGGAAGGGCTCGAATGGGTAGACATTACCATCGGCCCCGCCAACGATCAGGAGTACACCCTCGGCTCTGAGTTCACTGCCCGAGTGAACATCATCGACGACGACGTTCCGTCCTGCACCCCGGCTAACTTGAACCCTCTTCAGGATATCAAGTTCACGTTCTTCGGTATCGCCAACTCTGGCAACCGGGTAGTCATGGACGGCTTCGGCAACGAAGGAGAGTGGAGCGGCATCCCCGATGGGACGGAAGTAATTCTTCCTGCCGGGTGGGACCTGTCTGCCCCCGCCGTGGACATTGCGGGCAGTACCGTGAGTCAGTGGAATAGCTCCGGAGTCCTAGAGACGGACTACCCCGAGCCCGTCCGCTTGGTCGCCAGTGTCTCCTACGACGGCGTCAATGCTCGCTACATTGTCCGCATCAGCCTGAAGTCCAATCTCGGCGGATCAGTCCCCCTGTTTGAAACCGAGACGACCGAGGTGTACCAGACCTGCACCCCGTTCTACAACCGGTTCACGGCTCTGTATCCGTCTCAGCCGGAAGCAACGATAGGCTACGACGGCTACGTGATCGCCACCCAAGGCGGCACGCTGCTGACTGCCCCGGATGCTCCGAGCAATCTTGCCGTCACCACACCCACCACCACGTCGTTTGTCTTGACGTGGGACGACAACTCCTCAAACGAAGCTGGCTTCCGCATCGAACGGTCTCTGCAATCCGGCTCCGGCTTTGCTGTCGTCGCTGTGGTCGGTCCCAACATTGAAACCTACACGGACACCGGGCTCACCCCCGGCACCACGTACTACTACCGAGTCCAAGCCTTTAACTCAGCAGGCGACTCTGCGTGGTCCGCTACCGCCAACAACACAACTGAAGGCGGCGGCGGTGTTCCCAACGATACGTTCGATCTCTACAACACGGGAGAGGACGTAAGTGTAACGGCCTGCGGTTTGCAGGACTTGAAGTGGACCTTCAACGGGAAAGCTGCCCGCGTACACCCCACTCCGATCAACCCTCTGTGGATGACCCCACGAGATGCGTCGGGCTGGATCAGCTACGACTTCTACACCGAAGTCGGCAACCAAGCCTCACAAGTGGAACGCGACTTCGCCACCACGATTACGATCCCCTCGGATATCAACCTCTCCACGCTTGTCATCACTGGCAAGTTTGCGGCGGATGACCGGGTGATCGACGTTATCGTGAACGGCACCTCGAAGAACATCACCATGCCTTCGGGGACGAATTTCGACAAGCTGACTACGTTCAGCATTCCAGCAGGCCACTGGAAGTATGGCTCGAACTCTATCAAGTTCCGGGTGCGT